CCGGATGGTCTCATAGATAGATACCAGGTCGGCCTTCCATGTCTCAAACCCCTCAATCCCGGTTTGGGCAATCTTGCGGTCTGCCTGCTCAATAAGATCCAACACCTGCTCTCTCACATCGGCATACTCGGGCCGGTTGATCACCGTCTCGGTATCTGCAAGCAGCTTCGACAACTGTGCTGCCGTGAATGTGCCAAGGTCACCAAGCAGTTGTTGGTACACTTGTTGCCGTTCAGATACCTTCGTATTGAGTTCGCTGATCTGCCGGGCTTCCTGCTGATTCACCTCTGAAAGCATCTGCGTAAGGGCATCCGGCTGAATAGCACCCTTGGCGGCCTCAGAAATCAACCTGCGGCGTTCAGCCTCAGCATCCCGCTGAATCGAAAGGTAGTTGTTTTGAAAGGACTGGCTTTCGTTGATGATAGCCCCATACTGTTCAGACAGGCGGGTGCTCACCTCAGCAATCTGCCGGGTGATCTCCTCGTACTTCATCATCCCCACCGGGGTCAGATCACTGGATAATTCCTCTCTTTGTTTTTCAAGCGATTTTAGCGCCTGTGTGAGGTTCTGTGCCTGAGTGGTGGTCTTATTTATCTCCGTCCTGAAACGCTCCAGTACGGCCTCCGGGGCCTGCTGCTGGTCAATCTCGACCTTCACCCGTACAATCTTTTCCTGAATCTGTGTTTTTCTCGTCTCAATGCTTTCAAGTTGCTTGCTCTGGGTCTCAGTGACCGCCCCGGATGACAGTATTTCGTTCTCCTGCCTTGCCAGGTCTTCCAATTCACGCAGCAGCCTCTCCCGCTGATTGGTCAGGTATTCTTCATAATCCCGGCCGGAAGCAAGCAGCAGGGCAAACTGACGCTCTGCCGTCTTTTGCCCCAAAGCCTCCACCCATTGACTATAAAGCTCGTACTGACTCTTACGGTAGGCAATCACCTCATCAAAGCTCTTGGCGTTCCATTCAATCTCATTGATCTTGCGCTGCACCTGCTCAATGCTATCCTTGACCTGCTGTATCTTGGCATCATAACCGGAGGTATCCCCGGTAATCTTCAATACTGCCGAGCGGCTCTGATCAATCTGTTGCTGTGCCCTGGCAATGTTACCCTGGTATTCAAGTAACCTCTCCTTGTACTGTGCGTCATCAACACTCAGGGTCACAATCAGGTCATTGTTTTGGTCGATCTGCTTTTGATAGCGTTCTACCAGGTCGGCATGTTGCTGCAACTTTTCCTTTACTCCCTTATCTTCAACCTGTAGGGATAGCACGCTGATTTTGCTCTCTGATATACGGGACTGTGCCGAGTTGATGAGGGCAATAAACTGCTGCATCTTCTGTGCGGCGTCCTTGTCATCCACGGTCAGCGTCACAACGGCATCACTCACGCTGTTGATCTGTTCCTGGGCCCGACTGATATTATCCCGGTACTCAGCCATCTTCTGGGTGAAATTCCCGTCATTCACCTCAAGGGTGCTGATGAGCAGTTCATTGTCCTTAATCTGCTGAGAGCTTTTCTGTACTATATCATAATAGTCTGCAAGGGTCTGCCGGGCATCGGTGTCATCAACACTCAACAGCATCTCTGCGAAGGCATCCATACCGGAAGCCTGGGACTGCACAAACGAAGTGTACGACAATACGGCCTCTCTTGCCTGATCATCCTGCACGTCAAACACCAATGATTCAACTCCGGCAATCTGCTGCTGAGCATGCCTGATGTCATCAATGTACTGCCTCACCTTCTCCCGGTAGTCACCCTGCTCAACATCAAGCGAAGCAAGCAGCGTCCCCCCGGTGGCAATCTGCTGCTGTGCTGCATGAATCTGATCAATGTAGTCCTGCAGCTTGGTGTTGGCTTCATTGTCGCTCACGTTCAGCACCAGCTCCTTTACGTCCGAGGCGTTCACAGCTTGCTGTGCCAGGTTTACCATCTGGATGAAGTCCTGCAGCCGTTCCACGGCCTGACTGTCATCAACCTCCACGGACAACATGGCCTCAAGCGTTTGCCCTGCTTGTGCCCTTGCTTCGGTGATCGCATCAAGAAATGTAGAAATCTGATTCTTATAGTCCCCACTTTCAACCTGCAAGGCAACGATAATACCCTGTTCAGAGTCTATCTTTGCCCTGAGTATAGCAATCTGATCCTGAAATTCCCTTATTTTCTTCTCTGAATCCCCGGTTTGCACACTCAGGATCAGGTCAATATTTTTCTGCACCTCGGATTGATATGCCTTTATCAGGGCAATGTGTTGCTGCAGTACCCGCCTGGCATCCTCATCCTTAACATCCAATGTCAACAGGTTTATCCCCGTGCGTTCAATCTCCTGTTGTGCCTGATCAATACGAGTTACATACTCATCAATACCCTTGTCATCAACCCTCACACCCAACACCTGTTCAATGGCTTCACCTGCCCTGTCCTTCAGGTTTTGCAGACGTTCATTGTACCGGGTGAGTGTTTCCGTGGTTTGCTGATCGGCAACGGCCAACACCGTGGTGATCCGCTGCTCAATGGGTTGCTGTGTTTGGTCACGCAGAGCATCGGTGTCCTTCTGGAAGCGTTGCTGTTTCTCGCTCGCCTGATCATCAACAGTTAGCCTCGTCTCAATACCCTGGATTATTGGCTTACCAGATTCTTCTCGCAGTTTATCCGTTTCCCCGGTAAATTCATCAAGGGCCGCCTTAGTGTTTTGGTCATCAATGGTGAGTTTTGTCTCCACATCCTGCCTGATCGGCCCGGATGACTCCCTGCGTAAACGCTCAACCTCCCCCGTAAACTTATCAATGGCCTCTCCGGCATCACCATCATCAACAGATAGTTGTGTTTCAATCCGCTGTTGTACCGGCTCTTCCGACTTCTCACGTAATTGGTCAATACTCCCCTCAAAAATACCTGCATCACGCAAGGCCTGATCGGCAACCACCTCAATATTCGTGGTGATCTGTTGCCTTTCCTGTGTATAGGTGTTTATCAGGTCAAAGTATTCCGACAGGGTTTCCCTGGCCCCGGCATCATTCACCGATAAGGCAAGGTTCACAACCTGCTCATCAGAAATATCAAGTCCCAGGGCTTTCACATCCGAAAGGAATGCCTGCAGTTGTTCACGGCTCTGCTGATCATTAACCACCGTCTCAACGACAAGGCCCCGGAAATTGTCAATATCCTGCTGGGCGGCCGCAATACTCTGCCTGTAAGCCTCAATATCCTGTTGTGTCGTCCCGGCATCTGCCGACAGGGATACCAGGATACCCTCATCCCGTTCAACCGCCTTGCGTGCCGCCTCGATCTGTTGCAGGTATTCATTCACCCGCTCCCTGGTACCTGCATCCTCCACGGCAAGAGTGACCACAGCAGTCCCGTCCGTTGCCACCTTCTTCTGCAGGGTGTCCATCCGGGCCATGTACTCATTGATGATGTCCGAGGTGCCCTGATCTATGACGGTGAGCAACTGAGTGCCCTGCTTCTGGCTGATCAGCGTTAAAAGCTCTTTCTCAAGGGTGTCCTTTACGCTCTTCCAGTATTCAAGCGTGCCAAAGGGCTCCACCTTGTCCTGTTTGCTCTTGCCGGTGATCCCTTCGATCTTTGCCTGTACGGCATCAATCTGCTTTTGAAACTCTTTGTATTCTTCTGCCGTGGTGGGAATCTCGGATTGTTTCTTTTTCAGTTCTCCGAGCTCGTTTGACAGCTTGCCGATACTTGCAATGGTTTCCGGCTTGACGGCACCGACCTGAGTGAGGCTTTTCAACTGTTCTGCAATGCTTTCTTTCTCCGCCTTGGTTTCGGCTGTTGACAGTGCCTGCTTCAGACGGGTGACCTCATCAGTGGCCTGCTGGGTGGTGTTAATGAAAGGATCATAATAATCGTTGATGTTGGCTACCAGCTTAGCCTGGTCTGTGACATACTTTGCATAAGCTGTCACATAGCCTTCCAACGCTCCAAACTTAAGACCCGTCTCCTTCGACAACTGGCTGATGATTGCCCTTGCTTTATCTGTCTTGCGCTCATCAACAATCAGTGCATCCCCTACCTGTGTCTGCTTGATGGTTGTCTTCAACAACTCCTCTGCGTTCTTTTTTACCGCTTCATTGACCTGCTCAACTACACTGACCTGTACTTTTTTCTTCCCGGCTTTCTCAATAGCACTGACAAAATCCGCATAAGAAGAATTGTATGATTTATACAGCTCTGCTGACTTATCCTTCAATTCAGCTTCTTTGCTTTGCAAGGCAATATTCTTGACCATTGCCTTGGTCACCTCGTCATATGCCCGCTTTATCGCATCCAGGTTGCTCTCCTGTGTCAGCAAGGTCACATTGTACTGCCCAAGAATCTTATTTGCCTGCTCAACAGCAGAATTATATGCCTGTGTCCCCTTGTCCGTATTTCGTAACTGCATGAACACGGCATCAATATTGGCCTGTTCCTTTGCCAATTCCTCATTGAAGCCCTTGCCCACCTCCGTGATCTCAATAGTCCGGTCACGGAAAATAAGCAAAGCACTCACCACAGCGGCCAGTGCTGCTGCAACGGCAACATAAGGATTCGCAAGCATGGTCTTGTTCAGGGCCGCCTGCGCCGCCTTCACCTTGTTGATGGCAACAGCATGTAACCCCTCCCACGTCACAACGGCCTTCTTCGTGGCAATGTCATAAATCATTGCCGTGTTGCGCAACTTCTCAACCGCAGTCACGGTGATCACCGCAGCCTTATAGCTTCCGTAGGTGGCAACCAGTCCCATCAGTACCTTGCCAATGGTCTGGTAGTTCTCAACCACCCACGCAGCCCCTTCAATAGCCCGGTTTATTGCCCCTTCACTCCCCTGTCCAAGTTCATTCAGCATCATGGCCCACGAGTCTCGCAGGTTGCTGATCTTACCCGTGATCGTCTTGCTCTGCTCTTCCATCAGATTGAAGAACATGCCCCCCTTAGAGGTCATGTTCTCAAATGCCTTCTCCACTTCCTTAAACCCTACCCTGCCACTCTCAACATAGCTCTTCACCTCCCCGCTCGTAATTCCCAAAACCTTGCCCAACTCCTCATAGATGGGAATACCTCGCCCGGCAAACTGAACGATGTCACGGGTGTATGCCTGCCCCTGCGTTCTCAGGGTGCCATACAGATAAACAATGTCATTCAGTGGAGCACTCACCCCGGCAGCCACGTTGCCAAGCATCCTGACGGTGTCAACCACCTTGGTGCTCTCCGTGCCATAGGCAAGCAACTGCTTGGCCCCGGTTGCAACGTCCTTCAACTCAAATGGGGTCTTAGCTGCAAGCTCGATAGCCTGCGACATCAACTGATCTGCCTTCTCTTTGCTTCGCAGCATGGTGGTAAATGCCACCTCTAACTGCTGAAACTCACCCCGGACACGGGCAATGTCTCCGATGAAACGCTGTGCCGCCTGAAATGTGAAATAGGAACCAATGGCCGCACCAACACGCCTGAAGGTGCTGTCCATATGACTGCCCTCACGCTCTGCCGTGCCTGACAAACCCCGTAAACGATTCTCAAGGTCTGCGATCTCCCTCTTGAAATCACTGGTCTTTAAGAGAACTTCAAAGTCAAGGGCTCCGTCAGTATTGTTCATTTGCTTTTACGTTTGTATTTTGGTGCCAGTCCCTTCATGTATGTCGCAAACTCCTCTTCCGTTGTGAAGGTGTCCTTCTCTTTCTCCTTCCTGCCGTAATCATAGCGGGGCATGTCGGCAAGCATCATCTGAATGTTTACCCAGCTAATGCCCCACAATGCATATTGAACAGCCCAGTGAAAGTGTGAACAAATGGAGCCTATCACTCCCCACGGGCTATTTAACCCCCGTGATCTTCCGGGCTCAGAGGCTTCGGGGCCGTGATCCGCACCCCTCGAATCCACCTGATAGTACTTAAGAAATCCGACATCCCCATCCGGGTGAGCATCACCTGTGCCAGTCCTTCCATATCAGAAGGGGTCATCCTCCACAACAGATACCTGGACAATAACCCCTTGAACAGTACAATCCTCATCCTGTGACGCAACATGGCAATGGCAATGATACGGGCCAACTTCCGACTGTCCTGGCTGATCAATTCCCAGGTGTTGCCTATGGGGTTCTCCTTCAGTTTATCCTCATCCAGTCCCATGCTGACCACCTCACGGCTCATCAACAGCAACGTCCCGGCAAAGGGCTGATGAATGTGAAATGTGGTGTGTTTGGCAATATGCCTGAATATCCCCGTGTTCTTCACCTTCACCCTTATGGGCTTGTCCGTAAGCGTGTCAATAGTTCTTTGTTCTGTGTTCATTGATGTTCAATAAAGGCAGGGGCCCCGGAAGGCCCCCGCCCGATTGCTCAGTGATTACGCCTGCTCAGTGAAAGCGAAAGCATCTTCTCCCACTTTTTCCGGCTGAAGGACGATCCCCTTGATGTCAACACCAAAGATGTTCTTTTTGGACATCTCGGCATTGATCTTGGCAATCATCTTAACACGGGTGGCGGTGAAGATCATACCTTCACGAGGTGTGATTTCGATGCTTTTCTCAACGATGGAAAAGGTCGAAGGAGGAGTGTACACCTTGGGTGATCCGGTGGACGTGCCGCCAAAGACGGCAGCCAAAGTGTCAGCATCGGGATCCATGATCGTGAACTCCACGTTCAGATTCCCTGCTTCATCGATGGATACTTCCGGGGTGTCATTCTCCTCACTGCGGAACTCAGTTGTGGTGGGGTCGTCATGGTAAATCTTGCACGATCCCTCAAGGGTCTTTCCCAGTGCCGCAAAGGAGGTTCCGATACCACCATCCCCCAGGATGGCAGCAACTTTGATGGAGGTAACTCCGTATGTGAATAAACTCATTTTTGTTTCTGGTTTTTAGTTGAAAACTCTGATGTTTAACCTGATGTTGATGAAATGCTGCTTCTCTTCGTCAAATAATGACTGGTTCTGCACCGTAATCTCATAGGTTGATGCGGTGACATATTCCAGTGCTGACAACGCTCGTGCGCACAGCACCTTCAACCGCTTGTGGTTCGGCTGCATTTGTGACTTTCCTGCCAATGTCACTTTTATGTCAGGTACATAAATGTTTACATTGCCCGTACAGTATTGAATAGTATCCCCCGTCACCGGCAGACACCCAATCACGATGTCTTCCAGTACGGAATTGTCAGGCCGCCGGTCTTTGTAGATACCCCCCGTCAGGGTGGTGCCAATGCCGTCATTCTGAAGCTCCAGATACAGCAAATCCTGTATGTCCAATGTGCTTATCATTTCATCTTCCCGACTTTGGTTTTCAGTTCACGAATGATCTGCGGGGCTTTCTCCCTGGCAAACTGTTCAGCCGTGGCAAGGACGTTGCGATTTCTGGCCTCAACGTAGGCCGCATAGTCCATTCCTGCCACGACAATAAGAACATAGCCTGCCGGGTAAGCCATTGCAATCTGATGGGCAAGGTTCTGTCCTACCGCAGTACCCTCCTCTCCGCCCCCTGCGGTGCGCTTGAAGTTTTGCCGTAGGACAGAGCCGTCTTTCAAAAGAAGGTATCCAACAGAATTACGAAGGTTTCCGGTACGGTCAATGTAACTGCCGAACTCACGGGCATTATTCACACACTCCTCCCCGAGGCGGGAAAGCCTGAAGACAATAGCCCTGTCTATCCTTTCAAGACGCCTAAGCATAGCCTTCTCAATGTCGGTGTGTGAAAATCCCGGTTTTATAGCCATAGCCTACAATGTTTTGTATCCTTGGAAAACCTCATAATGGTCCCCTTCACCCTGGTCACCCCATTGATGTCCGTCACCTCCACCTCAAGGCCCGTATCAAGGGCCGGGGTGGATGGAGGCAGATATATCATGCTGGTGTGACGGTAGAACTCTCCCCCGCTCAATGTTATCGATGCGCCCCCTCCATTCGGCTCCTCACGACAGAAGTACGTGGTGGTGGTGGCATTAGCCGCCACATAATCACCATCGGACTCCCTGGTGGTGGTGCCCGGGATGTAAACAGTGAGCGTATGGGGATACTTTACCATCTCGTTGAACGATCCCTTATGCGTGGTACTGAACTCATGGATGCAGCAAGGCCGTTGTCATCAACAATGGCATCAATGCGTTTCTGCAGCCCCACACGGTCATATGCCTGGGAGTAACCTCCCTGGCTCTCGGAAGACAGTGACAAGAGTGACCGCAACAGAGTCACGGTCACAATGGCCACTGCAACCTTATCATTAACCGTGTATGGATCACCTGCTGACAACTCGTTGTCAACAAGTACTTTGCTTATCGCATTACTGTCCACCGTGTACGGGGACAACTCGCCTTCAACTGCCTGCAGGATAGTCATGCCTCAACCCCTTTTAGTGATTCCAGGTGCTTGCGTGGTTGGTGTCGATCAGATAGCTGCGATTGGCTGAACCCCACACCGGGAGAGCGTTGGCAACTCCGGCAGTGTATTCAACATACGGCTCCTCATTACACCACTTCTTCAGCATAACCGGGCCCCTGCGGACACGGTAAGCACTCGATCCGCTGTTGGCGGCAAGCTCCTCGGCAAGGTTGGCCCATACGGTATTCCCGACAACAAGGTCAGGGACAAGGGTCACCACATTGTCGGTGAAAGGATTGCCGGTGGTCTGGCTGCCATTGATTTCGATATTTACATACCTTTCAATGATCTTGACCTCAGGCAGGCCCTTGGCGGAAAATGCAGCATTAACCTGTGCAAGTGTCGGAACCAGGTAAGCACTGGTGGCGGCGGCAAGGTACGGAGCCGTCAGCTTTTGTACCTCGTCAATCTGAACCATGATATCAAAGGTGTCCTGATTCATCAGGGCATACTTGATGATGGTACCGGCCTGCCTTGCAGTCTTCATCTTGGCCTTCAGGTCGGTGATAGGCTTGGCGGTTGCTGCATTGGCAACAGACCACACAACGCTCACCCCGCTCTTGTTGGCGGTGGGCACAAGGAAGTCAATATCAGCAGCAGTCACCACACCCTCATTGTCGGTTGAGGAGAGGGATACCTTCCCCAGTGATAGTGCCTTCAGTGCGATCCAGTCCAGACGTTGGTTGATGCCATCGAAGCACATCTTCAGGTCATCATACACAACATCGAGCAACTGCCTCTGAGCGGCTGTGTCACCCGACCGGGCATACTGATAAAGATTCTGGTATTCATTTAACTGGCTCTCCTTCATGGGCATCTTCATGCCGATCTTGGGGATTTCCCCATCGACACGGAACACGCCCGGACGGGCCTTGGTGGGCAGCGTGGCATCGTGTGACACAACGTCTGCAGCGACAGCAATGCCGTAGTTGTTCTTCAGGTACTTGATGGACAAGGACGTGGAGAACTGAAGCGGCATCAGGGTTGGATAATAGTAATCATTGAAGTTGAAGGTGTCAATGTACGCCTTCATATCCTTCTCGCTCAACCCCCATAACTTTGATTTTGCCATTTTTCTTAGTATTTAAGGATTAAACGAAACGAATCAGAGATAACTGAGTTTTGATGTCAGCGTGGATAGGTACGCAGAGGCTTTCGACTACGCTGCCACGTACAACGCAATCAACAAAGTGGTTTGCTCCTGCTGTGATGTCAAAGCTGGTACCGACAAGGCCCGCCGGGGTGTACTTGAAGTCACTGTCCGTGCCGCCGGTTTCAGCGGTGGCTTCGATGAAGATCGAGGCGGTGGTGACGTTTTCTCCCAGGGTGGTACCCACGGAAACAAGGTCATAACTTGCATTAGAGGTGTCAATCGCTGTGATAGCATAGGCCTTCTTGCCTGTGCCAAGCATGATGAACTGTCCAACGGCGAAGTTATGTCCCTTCACGAATTTGTAATCTGTGGCAGAATTGTTGGCGGTGTTTTGAGCCTGTGCCGTCTTTACCACATGGTAAAGGCCCGTATTGGAATCGAGTCCAATGGGCGTTCCGGCAGTCACCTCATCCTCCACCAGGTCGGTCACAGCAACACATACTCCACCGGGAATGTTCTCCAGGTTCGCAAGGAACGGGGACTTGTAGGCGGAGTCTTCTGTCTTGGTGAATTGAATTGCCATTTTGGTGTTTGAAATTTGTTTTACAACTTTTTCCCTCCCAGATTGTCCTGGGAGCCATCCTTCTCAGACTTAATCTTCTCCTGCATCAGGAAAGAAACGCCTTTGGGAGGACTGCCCGGTATCATGGGTGCTTCATGGCCTTCAAGCCCCTGCTCGGAAATCTCCTGCAGGTACTCTTTGTATCCGGCCTCGATTGTTGTTGCAAGTTCATCAACCTCTGTGTCGTCTTTCAGCGTGCGGCCCTTCAGGGCAATGGAGTAAAACTTCTCAGGTACTTTCAGGTCTTTGAGTTTGGCAGTGAGTTTCTGTGATAGTGTGCCCTGGGTCTTCTCCTGTTCGAGTGCCGCAAGTTTGGTGTTCAAAGTGCTGATTGTGTCTGTCAGTCCCTTTGCCCACTCCGGCATGTCTTCTGGCTTCTTGTCTTTGTCCTTGTCCTTGTCTTCCGGTTTCTTGTTTTTCTCTGCCTCGGCCTTCAGTTCAGCTTCCCTTTTCTTCACTGCCTCGGTGACCCGGCGGTCAGTTTCCTTCTGGGAATATTCGGCAATTCCGGTAATGAATCCATCCTGGGCGGTGATTGCTGCCTCGATGTCTTCCTCCTTCTCGACAGTCTTGGCCATTTGTGTGGCCACCCTGTCAAGCAGATCGGTGTGTACGTTCTTGTATTTAGCCCGTAACGCCTGCAAAATTTTATCCTTCATGTTGTGAATTTTGGTTCAGACAAAGATAATTGCTGAAACGCCTGATAGTGTCTAATAGACACACGACTTTTGCATTCTGTTGAAAAGTGGGGGAAATGGGCTTAAAGATACCCAGGGTTGTCCCTCATGAAATAGGGCCGGGACTTCCAACCCTCAATACGCTCCTCATTGTCCTTCAACCACCCCTTGAAACCCGCCGGAACGTCCTTCACAGCATTGACACTATCAACACTCACCGGATCGCCGTTAAGAATCTGATCCTCCATGCGGTCAAACTCGCTGTCGGTCGCCATGATGCTTACCACATGACACATACACTGGGGATGCCACCCACGAAACTTAAAATCCTTCGGATACCTGCCCTTGAGATCATCACAGATGTCACTGATCCGCTTGGGGTTGTTGCTCAACCTTACCTCAAACCCCACCACAAAATCCAACTGCTGCCACCGCTCATGGTCTGCCGTCCTGTATGCCATGTTCACCTCAGTACGGGTCAATCGCATGGCATTCTTGTAGCTTGACCGATACACACCCCGTCCGGGATGGTAGGCCTTGGCCGCCTTACTCAACACCAGGTTGCCGTGCTTATCCCTCACCCTGCGAAACAACCTGTCCGGTTCATTCAGCAACCGCCTCACATCACGGCTCAGGGCTGCTGCACTTTTACCTTCTCCCAGTCCTATATCCAAGGCAAGCTCCATCTCACTCTTAAATTGCTGGGTGTGTCTCCATACCCGGTCAGATAGTGCCAGTCCTGCCTCCTTGCGGCCCCGGAAAGCCTCCAAACCTTCAATATTGCGGCTGTAATACCGGGACACCTGCTCAGCACTCAGAGAGCTGCCCTTTAACACGCTGTCAACAAACACATCGGTTTTTGCATTGGCCGCCATCCACTCCTTTTCAGTTGCGGCCCGTATCAAGGCGGTCTGCCTGGTGATCAACCCCTGAATCACCTTATTGGCCCTCTGCCGGGTCTGTGGGTAGTCATCGAAAGAAAACGGTTTGGTGGAATCGAAACCCTTTACCAGGGAAGACAACTTGACAAACTCCCTGAGTGCTTCGTCATACAGCGACTTCATCCGGTTGGCATAGGCGTTCAGTCGCCGGAAGTGTGCTGCATCAGGGTTAATCATTGGTTGTTAATGATAAGCAGCCCGGATTTCACCAATAAATCCTTCATGTCATTATACGACATCACCACCACGAAATCCAAACCAGACCGACACCTGACCGTTGTTCTGTTGCGCTCCGTGTCATTGATGAAGTATATTTCAGATAAGTCTATCAGCGCCTTTCCGTACTCAGGCGGAGACTCAGGCAGGCCGGGATCATCGCTTATGGCCGTTGCCCATTCAACCGTAAATTCATACCAGCACCTCATATTGTTGGCTCTTGTATGTCAAAGGTGTTCTTTTTGTCCTGTTCCTCGGTGACCATCTTGTACTCCGTATCCACATCATCCACCAACCCGCTCAGCTCTATTGCCGTCCTGGTGGACAGGATCGGACTGCCTGCCGTGGCCGTGGTGAGCATCTGTACCATGCCGGCCATATCGTCAATCATGTAGGGTGTCACCTCCGGGGTGACATCCAACTCTTCTGCCGCATTCTTCAGAGACGGCTTGACCGTGGCAATGTAAGCCCTCAACAGATTTAACCGCCTCTGCAGGTAGTCACCAAACACCTCCATCTTGTTCTGCACCTTCAGGTGGGCATCAATGAACATCAGCTTTAGTGCAACACCAGAAACAGCACCAAGCCCCTTGATACTCTCAAATGAAATATCCGGGGTCTGAGTCAGGGCATACGTCATCCTGAGCAGCGTGTCAATCTCCAACTTCACGCTCTCAGGGGCTTTGTCCCATGACATATAGGTGGCATCGGCCCCCTCATCCATTTCCAGTATCTTCCCCTGCTCACCCTTGGAAGCAAAGCCCTGCACCTTGCCCTTCACCAGGATGGTGGGACTACCATGGTAGTCATTGGTGTCTCCAAAGTTGCTTATCATCTTCTCAAGGCGTGCAATCATGCTCTGCACATCCTCCCACTCAGTACGCTCCTGCCGGGCATAGATGATCGGTATCTTTCCCACCGGGTTAATCTTTGGGAAGCCCTCAGATACCGTCCAGACCACCGTGTCAGGGCTTTGATACCACCGGTACAATTTGGGGCCCGTGTAGGTCTCAAAGTACTTGGTGGTTTTCCCCATCTCTGTCCTTTCAAACTCCCGGCTGAAGGCAATGAGATCCCCGTACTCATCAAACAGGGGAAACAACTGGTCTCCGTTGTCAGGTGAAAACAACGCCACCCTGAGTTTAAACTCGGCATCAATGCCATACAGCTTCTCACCCTTGGCCGGGACTGCATACCAGCACTCTGCCGCCTCCGTCATGGAGAACACGCTGCGGGCAAGCCTGCGGTTGAAGTACTGCGACTTGTTGGCATTCAATACCTGCTTGATAGCAAGCAACACCTTCTCCTGATCACCTTGAGCCTCGGCCAGCAGTTTAACCGGGTTTCCAAAAAGAAACGCCACAGCTCTGTCCACAATGACCTTTTGCAGTGCCAGGGACACCCTGTTCACCGGCTCGATCTTTATCCCGGTGTGATCAATGCCATCCTCCTCATAGGTGTAGCTCACCTGTTTGTCGAGGCGTATTGTTGTATCCATGACATCATGACTGTCCGGGTCATACTGAGCCTTGTGCGTGCTCGTTTCGGGCAGCTCTGTCGGCCTTAGCTTAAGTGCCTCAATCTGCTTGTCAATCTCCTCCAGTTTGAAAATTTCTTCCAGTGTCATTGTGGTATTGTTTAAAAAAAGAACTTACTTAAATCCTGTCTGTTTTTCACTCCCATATGATAATTGACCCCATAGCACAACAGGTCAACAAACTCATCATGCACCTTGGCCGGGAAGCCGCACACCTCCGTGATGAACTCATCATTCCAGTTACCCTGCACCAGAGATACCCGGCCCCCTTCAATGATGCTGCTGATGGCATTCAATCTGGTCTCCTTGCTTTCGGTGGGTGTTACCGTCCGGGTGATGTTCATTCCGGTTGATTCCTGCAACTGGTCAATGACACTCTGCCCGTTGGCCTTCGGCTCAATGCGTATGCTTGACTTGCTGTTATATCCGTTCTCCTTCACCCACTTGGGAATGAACCTGCACAGGTCAGGGAACTTCATGTACACCTTTATGGCGTTTGTGATGTATATGGTATTGCCCATCTTACAGGTGGCAATCAATCCGGTGGGGTCATTGCGGGTCTGATCGGTGTATGCTGTGTCTATGAAGAAGTGATACGGATGTAACTCCCGTGACCTCTCAAACTCCATAGGGCTGATAAATTTAAACCAGTCACTCTTGATGATATTTCCTCCCTCGACCGTGGGCCTCTGCTGATATAAAGCCGAGAAGGTACGCTCTGATCTGGCCTTCTGATCAAGCAGCCTCTCCAGTGAGTGCTTTTCTGGCCACAGGGCCTCACCAATCTGCCGGGGATCATCCGGGTTGCTGTCGTCCTCCTTGATGGCAGGCAATATCACCACATCCCACTTCTCAGGCTCCAGCTTGAGGATACGTCCTGCGAGGTCATCATCATGCCAACGGGTCATGATGAGTATTTGTCGGCTTTCATTGTGAAGACGGGTGAGAAATACATTCAAATACCAATCCCACACCCTGTTCCGGTAGGTTTCAGAATAGGCCTCAATGGCATCCTTCACCGGGTCGTCAATGATCCCGATGTCTGCCGGGGTGCCCGTGAGTGATCCTCCCACACCAACAGCCTTATAAAACCCCTTATAGTCAGGTATTTCAAACATTGCGGCGTTGCGGGTGTACCCTGAACCTCTTTTTGCCGCAAGATGTACCGGAAAAACACTTGAAAACTCACAGCTCTCCATTGTCCTTTGAATGCTCCTGCCAAACCCAACAGCCAGGTCGGCTGAATATGAACACCCCACAATCTTTAAATCAGGATTCTTGCCCAGGGCCCAAGCAGGAAACATTCTGCTCAATATCTCCGTCTTGCCGTGTTGTGGCGGCACGAAGACCATAAGCCGATTAACCCCACCGGAGTAAACTTCCTCACATTTTTCAGAAATAAGCCTGTGAAACCATTGCACAGAATACGCCTGGTTGATGTATTGAATGAAGACACTGAGTCTTTCCTTTGCCTTTTTTTCGACAAGGGCTGTCTGAAGAGTGAGCTTTTCATATAACAATGCCCTGCTATTGACTCCCCTTGAGTATTTTATCAATACGTTCCATCTTGGCCCTTATCTCTTCTTCTGTCATTGTGACCTTCTCCCCCTTAGTCGTAACGTCAATGTTTTCACCATACCCCTTGCGGCGTCCTTTGGTTCTTAAGTAAAATTCAAGTGCCGCCCTGTCAGGTGAAACCTCCCAACCATCCTGATACAACACCGTCTCTCCGTTCACCTCTTTCTCTTTTATTCTTGGAATGCCCTTGCGCAGCACACGGTGTGTTGTTTCACACTCTTCAATAAGCTGATCAATGGCCTTCTCCTCGGCCTCCTCCATCTCTTTAACAAACTCCGGATCACTGGCAACCCATTGATAGTAAGTATCCCGCTTGATGTCCAACACCTTACATGCTCTCGATATGTTAAAATCATTCTTCAGATATGCCTTGATAAACTGCCTTCTGAACCGCCTTGAATATGTGTTGCTCATCTGATTGGTGTCTTTATGTCCCGTTCTGACAGTTGTAAAAATTCATACAGGACTGTTATTCAATTCTTTCAATTATCTGTCCGAAGTGTTCCCCTTTGATGTATTTCTGGTTTATATCGTAGCCAAACCGCTGCATAAATGCCGCTTTTTTGTCGAAACTATCAAAAGATATGAGGACAAGCGGGTCTCCTTCCTGGATTTTGTTTTCGATCTGGTTTTTGATGTTTTTTTTAAGGTCTTTGATCTGTTGTCTTTTTTCCTCGGTTGGTTTTTGAATATCCAAAATGTCATCGTGAATCTGCTGCTGCTGCTGTGTTGATACTACCTCTGCGACTCCGAGGATATTGAGGTCGTGAATATCAAGACCTGCATTTTCATATTCAATATCCGGTATCAGATGTCTGAGTGAATCGAGGTCAAACTCCCCCATGACACTTTGATTGTTCATGAAGATATTTTGTTCCTTTTCTGTTTTCTCATCCATATCCACCATGTCAACCCTTATATTGTATTCCTGGGTTCCTTCAATCTGGTCAAGAGCTTTGAGTCGTTGGTGTCCCGATACGATGTGCATGGTTTGCTTATTGATAACTATGCCTCCAAGTAACCCCACCCTCCTTATGTTTTTTCTGAGCTCCTTTAAAGCCTCTTCTGATATTTTTCTCGGATTATAAGGTGCATTGATAATGTCAGTCCTTTTGATTACAATAGATGATGATGTCTGAAATTTTGTAATCTGATCAGACAGCTTTTGAGGTGCTATGAGTTTGCTTTTGGATTTAGCACCCTGCAATGGTTGTTGTTTTTTTGAAGTCATACTCATAAAGTATTTGCTCTGCTTCCGGAAACGCTGTGAGTATTTTTGCGAGGTCTTGGGAAAAATGTTTTCTTAGGTACAGTAATACGTCAATATCAAAGCCAAGCCCCTGGGATCTCTTATGTGTTGAATATTGAATTGGCTGAGGCAGCTTTTTGAGTTTTATATAGCTTAACACGTCCCCGTTTTTCCATTCTGCAAGCGGGTATGCCTTCCCCGTCACACTGATTCCATTCTCATACCGGTTTAGCATAAGCCTTCTGTTCAGTGAGTCGCTTTTTTTCATGCCGTAAAATGAGAAGTTGATCCCCGTTTTCATTCTCACATTCTCATCCACATCTTTAACGGTCATTGTTTTTACCTTGGGATTTGGTTTACAATATATCCCTTCCCTGAGAATCCAGGTGAGGTTCCAATGGGGCACTTGTAAGAAGGTCACATTTGGGTATAATGACTTGGCGTGATTGATGTAGCGGTCAATGTGATCAAGGGCGGGCACAAAGTACATGTAAACACAAACGACCTCTTTGAAATGCGGTGCCACCATGTCAAGCATTGCGATGCTATCTTTGCCGGTCGAATAAAACAAGATGACCCGGTCAGATTGTTGTCTGACCAGGTCAATCGTTTGTCGGGTAGATGTGCTCAGATCAACCACCAGCCCCTCCGGCTGACCTTCTCCGTGCACGATTCCTCATACCCCTTCTGATGTTAGAGGTTCTTGCGGCCCTTGTACGACCGGCATTCACCCCCGTGAGTCTGTTAATAGCAGCTTGGACTCGGCGTGTGTTTTAGTTTAACAATTATGTTTATTTAGCAACCGGCCAAGTTGGTAAACCACCTCAGCTTCGATATACTCGATTCCGTCTTCCTCATAGGTGATGAGTTCGCCGCTTTCGTCTTCAAAAAAAACAACCTCAGCACTCTTAACCTCAACGGTCATGTGAGGGCGGTCTGTTTCGTAGCCCATGAAGAATTTTATGGTGTCATAATTTTTGGGGCCGATGAGCTTGCCATCAGCCTCGAAATCACAATACCTATTTGCGTTGCGTGGTCGAATTTCACGATGTTCGTCTTTCTTTTCGCCCTGCAGTATTGCATCAAACCATTTCTGCTTAAGTACAAGTGTCAACTCGCTCATATGGTTGGTTTTGTTGGCTTTATAAGTTGCGGGGGCAGGAATTGAACCTGCGACCTCCGGCAAGTCGAACCGGCAAGCTGCCACTGCTCTACCCCGCAGTTGTATCAACAAAGATACAACCGAATGTGTCTAATGTACGCATATTTGTGTTACAATGTTGAAAAGTCATTGAGCCTGTGAGGTGCGCGCCCATCGCTCTTTCATTGTGGTTACCAGGTCATCATTGGCATTCTTGTCAATTATGAAGAAGTACACACCGATTGCCTCACCCAGGCGAATGATCGTATCAAGCGTAGGAGCGTACCGGCCCGAAAACACCCGGCTAATGTTGGCCGGGTGTAGCCCTGTGATGGCTGCGAGCTTATAGGTGCTCAAGCCTTTGCTCTTAGCCGTGTCGGCCAGGTATCTGCAGAGCAGTTTGCGGGCTTCAATGATCTTTTCATCTGCCATTTATGTGATCTATGATAGTGGTGTAAATAGGCAATGTCTCTGAAGTGGGTGACTTGACCCACTCTCTGTCGTAAACTACATCACAGCTCTCTTCAAATGGCACACCATACCTTCTGTTGGCAGGTGCCCAGATATAGAGCTTTGAAATGGGCCCGTTGTCAATGCCATATTTCGACCCGGTGTCAAACACAACAGCCTGATAGTGATAGCCATTCACACTACCTTGCACCCAGTTGTTAAGTGTACTTCTCATCAGTGCCCCCTTTCCATTGAGGACACATTTTCATAGCAGGCCTCGCAAAATGTTAATTGAATGCGGTTACCTTCATTATCAACGCATACCCGGCCGGCGGTTGTGCCACAGCCGCATGTTACCGTACCGAGGGCGGGGACCTGGTGGCCGCCGAAGGTCTTGTAACCATCATAATAATTGTACAGGTCTAACCTGTACTTGCGAGCATAGCCTCTGAGGGCGCGCTCTGTACGAAATACTATTTCTGTTGTCATGATTATTTGCGCCGTATTGTTTACCTGTTGCCGCCAGGGTTAATTGTGATTTATGCAGCTAAGATAATATCATTTTTGACTGCTGTCAAGTTTTTTAGTATTTATTTTTCGATATTGGGTCAATTTATACTTAGTCTAAATAAAAGAACCGCCGCCCATTATTACGGGCAGCGGCTTTGCAGGGTTCATAAACGATTATCGAAAGATATCGCCAAAGGTATCACCGAATATTGACATCGGGTTGTTATCCTCCCGACAACTGTGTACCACCAGGCGGGCGAATCCTGGCAAGGTCTTGCTTAGATACTCCTCAAAGCGTATCTGAGCATGAACGCCACAGGTGGCCTTGCGGGCCCGGGTGACGCCGGACTTTATTTCACGTCCGGCGCCATCATAGGCCGTGTACTCGATCAGGTAAATTTTATTCATGCTTTTCCCTGTAAACGAAATCAACATCACTTAGTCCATCAACCTCTCCCCGCAGCTCATCACGTTTCTGTTTCCGAAACTCGGAAAGTTGATCCCTGTTGATCACCACCTTATCCATCTTTATCATGGGTCTTGGCCCGTTGTTATCAATCACCGGAATAATTGCTTTTATATCAACCCTCATGGCACTACCTGTAAATGACACCAATGCCCTGGGTGATGTTTCCTCCGATGCTGTCGGTAAACTCGATGGTCTGCCATCCCTCGGGTGGATCGTTTTTGAGTTCATTCCAGAAGCGAATCACACCCGGACAGGTCGGCTCCACGATGTCATGGAAAATACATATCTCACCGTGCTTTCCGATGTTCTCCCAATCTGCCTTGCAAGCCTCATAGGAATGATCGGCATCGATGAATACCAAGTCGAAGGGGTCTTCCTGCACCTGGGTGATGAGTTCCGGATCGCCGGTTGACACGGGGGCAAGGAAAGGATGGATCAATGACTTGATGTCGGGGTGGATGTGCTGCGGTGTGCTGTCCACGGCAAGGCGGCGGGTCCTGGCAGGCAGGAAGTGGTGCATGAAGGCAAAGGTGCCACCCTGGAACACTCCGAGCTCGATGTAGGATGTGATGCTGCGTCTTTTGGGTTCGAGCCACTTCAGCAGGCGGGCAAACTGGATCGGGGTCTGATAGATGCCAAGCTGTGACCGGTCGGGCAGCATGTACTTGATCTCATCCCCGTAAATGGTTTTTGATACGTCACATACCAGGCCAAACTGCTGTATGGCTTTCTGGTAATCCTCAACGGACTTACTCCCTTTCTGGGAGAAAAACTGCTTTAACTGTTCGATTTTGTTCATTGTTTTTTTGGTTTTGGTGTTACTTTATTGGTTTGATTCTCTGTAATTTATTTATGTAAGGGGCATATTCAGAGTTTCGGATGTCTTTGAGTTTATCTTTGTCCCACTTCCATCCCAGCTTATTCCCTTCCCGCATGTGTTGACCGTGGCCATGTTTCATTCCGTTTTTCCACGCTCTCTGCCTGCGTTTGAGTGTCTCCTCCCGTTCCTGCTGTGTCTTTGTCTGGCCATAGTTGATCATCACGCCCGGAACGGTGATGGTGTGTTGATCAGGTATCCATACGTGGTCGGCACAGTACTTCACGTCAGGGTGGTATTTGTGGATGAGTTGAACGTGCATGAAGGTATTGTAATAGAAGTATGTGTTGAAGGGGTCAAAGGGTTCCGGGGGTTCTCCGGTGTTGTGCATACTGATTGCCAGCATTGATATAAGGTTGTATCCCATAGCCTCGGCATCGTTGATATGGTGGCAGAGGGGCCCTGGTGTGACGGGAAAGAGGTCTGCGCCATTATAGACGACCCAGTCCGGTTTAATACGGTGGAGTGTTTGTATGATTTCTCCCTGGAGAGCGGGCAGGTCAAATGCCTCATTGGTATCGAAGCGATGTGACGGGACGTTGTGTGCCTGGAGCCATTCCCATGTGCCGTCATTGGAATAATTGTCAATGACGTATAAGTTTATGCCATTTGCTTTGCAGAAAGCAAGTTTCAGGGGGAGATACTTTGCTTCGTTGTAGGCTGTGAGGATGCAGGTAATGTTCATTTTATTTGCTTAATTGTTTATAAGGTTCGTATATCCTTCCGGGCATTGTAACACAAAGATATACAGTATGGTTCGTATATCGGCATGTTAGCCACAATTTTGAGGAACGACAAAATGCAAACTGTATTTAGTACAAATTGCTTCAAACCATTTAAAATCACCTGAAAATGATTCGTAGCCTATTCCTCTTGTGCCTATTGAATATTTATCGTTTGATTGCCATGCTTTTTTAACTTCAACTAAATCCCAAATTGGTTCTTCGTATTCGTCTGTGTAAACTAACCATGCTGGTATTCTATGCCCTTTGAAAATTAATTCATAAAGCAATTTGTAATCCGTAGATAACTGAAAGCCATTATTAATAAAACTGTGGCTAACAGCACCCTTATTCAATGCGGGGGTTTCCGCTTTGTTTGACAATTTTTCGTTACTCATATTTTTTTTATTTTAATGTAGTTCAGTGCAATTAAGCCCGCACTGAAATAAGGCTGCAAACCGTTAGGCACAATAAAAATTACTGCTTTTGTGCCTTTAATTCATCAATTTTAGCATCTACCTTTTTCAATTTTTCTGTTAAACTCATAAACATGAGGTGGTCGCAATATGGATTACCCATTAAATCTAAAATTGATTTGCGTACTTCTTCAAATTCTTCTATTGTTTTCGGCGGTTCTATTATCATATCCGTAATTTTTACAGATGCCTAACAGCGGTTATATGAATAACACTTCATACCCTACCCGGTATAATTCCATGTAACGAGTGGTTTATCATACCCCTGCGGGTGTACTTTAAAGGCTGAGGTTTATTTTTCCCCGAAATATTTAAAGCCATAGGTTGTAAATTATAAGGATTCAATCTGAAGAATATAGCAAGCCCCAAAATTGCCCCAGTCACCAAGCTCACAGAAGAAACTCCGATTCATCCGGGCTCCTGCCACATTGTTCACATCAATGATGTAAGGTCTGCCCATCTGAAAGAGGATGTCAAACTCGCAAAAATCCACCCCAAAGGCATCCGCAAACACCCTGATGTAATCCGGCCTGTCATTCACAATGCAAAGCTCAAGCACTTTGTATCCCTGCGGGTCTCCCTTTGGACGTAATTTCTGCAGGTAAAAATCAAAACCCGTCCGACAATAAAAATACCGCCACTCAAAGGTGTTGTCAAACAATCGCTCATATACCATCCCCGGAATGGGCGTTGTGTTCTTGCGCCTCACCTTAAAAAGATCGTGTTTGCCCTGCCCGTCAGATTTTTCGACGAATGGGAAAGCCGTTGTCATGGGATCCACCTCTGCGGTGTATCCAAGGGCAGAAAGGTGAATATCATGGACACGCCTCTTGGAGACATCAAAGCACCCGGCATTGTAGTCTGTCTGTATCCTGGGTCCCAAGGTGTCATAATTCCAATAGATGGTCTTGTCTCCCTCCGGGATGTGTTCCCGGTATTGCCAAAGCCGGCAGCCGGGATTCAAATTTTGTGGGGTGAATATCATGGTTTATTCCATTTCAGTCGGTTGTAATAGCTTGCGATCTGAGGCAGGATGACAAATGAGCCGGGGTTCTCCCGGTAAAGCTCCTCAATGAAATGCCCGTCAGCCTCATATTTCTGAATGTACCGCTTGCTTCCGATCAGGTCTGTATGCAGGCAGTACTGGGCCTGATCAATATGGCACACCTTTATGTTGTCCGGGGTGTTGATACGGAAGCCACCGTCAGGAAGCTCTTGTCCAAAGATCATTCCCCGGATGTTATTCATGCCTCTGTATGCTTCCCAGACCTTATAAAAATCCGGGTGCATCAGGTTGTCGTCATCCAGGCAGTACACCCATCCCTGCATTCTCTCGCATACCAGGAAGTCAAGGATCGCATTGCGCTGTGCATTGCCAGACACTCCTCCGGGTTCTTTGATCTCATATATCCAATTTGAATGAGCAAACCTCTGGGGTTGGTGTCCGTTGCGGGTGTCGTAACAGATCACCCATTCACATGGGATTTTTGACAGTGAAGCCCTCATTGATAGCAGGTTTTCCGGGCGGCTGCAGGGGGTGATGATGATTAGGTTCATTTGAATGAGTTTATCATGATTATTGTGTTTGTTGTCATGAGCTCTGATGGCTGAATCCGGATGACACGCCATCCCATTGTTGTGGCGGTATTGTATTTTTCCATATCCTTGATGAATCCTTTGGGGCGGACGTGGCGGCCCCGTTTGTATATTCCGCCTTCCACTTCGATGGCAAGGTTGATCTGGGGGATAGCATAGTCGAATCTCCATTTACGTGTAGGGTGAAACCTGTGTTCTTTGATTATAGTGAGTCCTGTTGCCTGCTTGACGAATGCGGGGAAGGTATCTGTTGATGTGGAAGTATATTTCATTTCTCAGGCGTTTGGGTGTTTGCAATGGCTTTAAATATTTCATATGCAATCTGTGGTACTATTGCGTTTCCTAATCCCTTAATTCTGTCCACCCGATTGGGTAGCCCATTAACCACTCTACCCACTCCGGGTTCAGTTTCCCACCAGCCACTGCATTTAGGGGCAAAGAGTTCCTTTCCATCTGTGATTGGCTGCCGTTGTTCTTCGCATCCTGTGTTGTTGGAGTTGGAAGAAACGCTATTGCGTCGTTCAGATTTCTGCTTCTGTTCGGGTTTAACCATCGTTTTGCTTCCCCACTGCGAAAATCCCGATGTTGCGGCGTAGGCAGAAACCCATAAGCCACCTGACTTGCTAAACTGTTCCATTTCGTTCCGTTCTTGTCCCCATTCTTCTCTGCTCTTGATCTCATGCTTTCCGGGTGTTCGCAAATTTCTACCGTGGTTGGAGTGAGCAATAATCCAGACCCTATCTCTTCTGTGCAAGGCGTTTTTACCGCAAGCTGGTATAATGTATGTTTCTGTTTCGTAGCCTTGATTTTCCAAGTCAGATAACACCGTGTCGAGTGCCAAGCCGATGATACCAGTAACATTTTCGCCAATAACCCAGGTCGGTTTAATCGTTGCAATAACTCTAAGCATTTCTTCCCAGATGTAACGGTCATCGTCCTTGCCTTTTCGCTGCCCGGCAACGCTAAACGGTTGGCAGGGAAATCCTCCTGAAATAACGTCAATTCTGTTTGTGTATTCATGGCCGGTAAAATCTTTAATATCTACAAATCGTTCTGTTTTTGGAAAGTTTTTAGCTAACACCTTTCTGCACCAATCGTCTTTTTCTACCTGGAAAACATTATTCCACCACATCCATTCGGCTGCCAGGTCGAATCCTCCAATACCAGAAAACAAACTACCGTGGTTCATTTCTCAGGCGTTTGGGTGTTTGCAATGTCGACCACTCGGCCACAATGAAAGCATACTGGCTGTCCATATCCATATTCCCTTGAATCAATGCAATTACAAACAGGTTTCAAGGTGTTTAACGCCTGATTGCAGGCGATTAGCATATTGATAAGGTCGGCCTTTTCCATCTTGCCGTAGACTTTCCGGGCCTCGGTTTCGGTCATGGGAATGGTCTGGTACATGGTTGTTTATCTTAAATCAGTGTAATATGATGAAGGATTAAAATCTGGGCAATTCTTATCAGTAATATCATGTGTTGTGCTTCCACAAATTGGACAAACAGGTGTTTCATTTTCTGTTTGATTAACAATATCACATTCTTTTAAAATCCATTCTAAAGCAGCAATAAGACCAAGGTTGAAATTATACTGAGGAACTTTTTTTAAACTTCCACCATAATGTTCAAATGTTTTCCCAAAGGTATTCCAAACATTGTGATACTCATTATGTTTGGCTTTTGCTGCTGTAAGTTTTTGTAAAATTTCTTCTCTTGTTTTCATTTTTGTTTATTTTTAGTTTCGTATATCCCTCCGCAGGGTGTAATCAACTTATTTTCAGCATAGGGCGTGTATCGACATGTTATAGCCAATAGCTACATTTCGTTTTCAAATGAACATAAGCTCCCGCACTGTGGGCATTCCAACTTAGTTAATCCAAATGGTCTAACCGCAACCCAGCCATAATTACACACATCACATTTTACTTTTGATACTTCGTGTGGGTCTATCGGTGCGTTAATTATGTTCTCTGCATCCAAGACAATATCATTCATTCGTATTGTTTGCAAATCATCTTCAAGCCATTGTAATATGGTTTCAAGGTCTGGTTGCTGCATTACTATTCTATTGTAATACCCTTGTATAATTTCCCTCTGGGCTTGTATTATTTCTGCTTTCATTTTCAAATTAGTTTTATCGTTAATAAACCGGCTACTGGCTATAACAGCACCTTAGCGTCAGTTTTTGGCTATTTAGTTTATTTGTAACTTGAACATTTCGGTAAGCCAAAAACCGAACGCCAAGCTGCCTACCGTTATGACTCATTGCCATAATACCTATTAGCAAATTCAGCCATTAAATCAGCAATTTCATAACTTTCTTTGTCGTTGCAATCTGATACTCTTGGATGATTTGATATGCCTTTTTCAATTAAGAAATCTTCAGCATCCCACCTATCGGCAGGCAACGAAGGAATAATAACAGTTTTCATTTCTGGAATAACCACATCCGTGGCGTACTCCTGCGCAAAGGCACAGGCGAGTTTATCGGAGTCGCTTTCAGGCGGAGTGCCGAAGCGCTCAAACCAGTATTCTTTTGCTGTTGTCATTTTATTACTTTTTAGATTCATATATCCCTCCGTTGTTGTTAATCCACTGTCTATCAGCATAGGGCGTGTATCGGCATGTTAGCGGTAATTATAATTCCGCCCATAATTGGACAAGATTCAAATCACCACCTGTTCTATACTTACCCCATTTATCATCAAATTGACCACTATCAATCATACTTTCATCTTCTTCGTCAATTCTAAAGAAAGGAAGTAATACCTCAGGAATTACATACCAATGACCGCTTTCATCTTTAACGGCTTTTACTTTTTGAAGTGTTGTGCTCATAACTAATAACTACCGCTAACATTCATTTGCCGCAAGTGGGGGTTAGCGTTTAACCCAAGTGCAGTTTTTCAATTAAAGTTCGGTGGTAAGTGACAGTTTAGTACTTCGATTGCCCCACCTGACGGCAAGCGAAAACACGTTAGCGGAAATTATGCCGCCAAAAACTTCTTTCTACATTTTCGACACCATACCACATCATTAACCTTTTCAATATCCATTATTCCTGTGCAGCGGCATAACTCTCCGCTAACAAGCGGTTGGCGTAATGCTGCATACTCCTCCGAATAAGCCATTGCTGTTAAAAAAAAGCTGTCTTCAGCCTTGCCAAAGTGCTTTTCAATTAGTTTTTGGTGTAAATCAAAGTTCTCTTTGTTTACTTGTGCCTGTTTAATGAAGGCAGCTTTTTTTTCTTCGTTTTCCATATTTAATATTTATTGTTAAAAATACGCACTACGCCAACCGCCTCAACGTTACCCGAACATAAGTTTAAACACATCTGCATTCCTCGTTTCAAATGTCAATAGGTCGTTATTATTGGTTTTCAATCATCTGAGTTAATATTTCTACCTGCCGTTCCCCTGCGGCATCCCCTGCGGCATCCCCTGCGGCAGCCCCTGCGGCAGTCCATGCGGCAGCCATTGCGGCATACCATGCGGCAGCCCTTGCGGCAGCCCATGCGGCAGCCCTTGCGGCAGCCATTGCGGCATCCCATGCGGCAGCCATTGCGGCATCCCATGCGGCAGCCAATTCCTCATCCGTGGCTTTGCCCTCGGCATAAGCTTCAGCAACCTCCACGGCTTTCCGGCTGCGTTCATCCGTTAATAAGTGCCAAATTTCCCGGACGCAAGCGCATGCGAACAGCCGCAGCGTCTTGTCATCCAAAATGCCTTCTCTGGTTGCCGCCCAGAGACGATCTTCCGGCGGGATTCTTTCGTCTTTGAGGATGTCCAGGATCGTCCCCGAAAAATCCCCGTATTTCTCCTGTGGGTCGTAACATGGTTCAAATTTCTTAAAATCTGACCATGTTAATTGTTTTAGGTTCATAGGTTTGAGGTTTTAAATGTTATATAAACGGTGAATAAATTGTAAACTCCTTGTTTGCAGTCTTAACCTCCGACACATCCTTGTAACCCTTCTCATGTATTTCCTTGCAAAACCTACTGCAATAACTCCCCTGCCGGGCAACCTTTTCACGGCACTTCGGGTTAGCACACCGGGGCCGCTCAAATCTTATCTTTGCTTCCATCTTTCGAACTCATCCACTCTTCCGTGAATACCAAAAGCCCCATTGTACTTGCGAAACTTACCATTACCCTCCCATGAAAACCTATGAGCAACCTCCTCCGGGGCAAACGTGAAGCCCAAAACCTCAAGCCCACGCCTCAACCTGCGACAGATCACATCATCCTCCGGGTGATCAGGCGGAGTCGGACAATGTATGCCATGATCTCTCTCAATGTGATCAACCTTGTTCATCACCTGACTCACGTAATCCATAAGCCTCCGGCTCCGCATCGAGAACCCCCCATTGCCTACATTGTACTCCTCATTCCTCCACCAGGGGGCCCCGATATAGTCATACTTTAAAAACTCATCAGACCAGGCTTCCTGGTTTACAATGTATCCATCCCATTGGCAGATCATGATCATCTCCGTATCAACATAATCTACCATCTCCCTTATGATAAATCGGCTGTAATCCTCCCGGCTGCTGATCTTTGGAATCACCTCCGTGTAGATGCCTCGATAATAACATCTCTCATTCGTAAACAGGATTGCCTCCTTGAATTTGGCATGTTTCATGCACTCGTGCATGGCAAATACAGCCCTCTCAGGCTTTTTGGTGTCAGCACACACCAGCGTTACATTGCTCAGGTCTATCATGATCGTATCAGTTTACCCTCGTTCAGGGCGTTGTTAATGTCACTCATAATGGCCTCATATATCCTGCGGTCATTGCTGTACACTATGATGTCAGACGTTGCTCTTTTGTAGTTGTTCAGCAGCGTTGTCCTGTCCCGGTTGTCGAGCCACCTGGCTGTTTCTTCACGGTCAAGTTTGAGATCAAAACACAGCTTCACAAACATATTCCGGGGGTAACGGTACTCCTTGTTTCTCAGCCTGCTTCTCAGCAGCGAAACATTTACCTGCCGCCCATGCCCCCAGGTGTCAATCTGGTACATCATGCACACCATCCGGGCAACGTAATCAATAGTAAGGTGCTGTTTAGTAACCTCTTGTATTTCGGTTTTCATATAAACAGCGATTTGATATTTAAAATAAGCCTCTTAAACGCACTGGGGGTCTGGGTAATACCTTGCCCTTGTTTTTTTGTCTTCTCGCAACCTGCGTCACCGCAGGCCACAAAAACGGGATATTTTTGGGTAGTGTTGATCCCCGCCGTCATAGTGGTGTTTTTCGGGTGGAGGTAACCGAGCGATTCAACAGTGCGCTGTCCGTTCCGCCTGATGATGTGCTCACATTGCCGCTCCATTGCCATGTTACACAACATCTCCACCATCTGCGGGCCAGGACGCCCGGAGTCCCACCGATAGTAATACCGGCCATATGACCTCTTGCGGGAGATAATACCCGCCTTGACAAGCACGCTCGCAAACAGCGTGTAATATGCAACACCCCTGTCACGTAGGAATGCAGCCAGCGGATGGGCCTGTTCCTTCTCGTAATAGTGCTCATAGGCTTCTTTTAGCGCAAAAAGAAGATTCCCCCTGGTAAAATTCACCTTGTTGTTCATGTCTTTGGTTGTTTTTGGTTATCAATCAATTCCTGCGTTAATTGTTCCCGGAATAATTCACCGCTCTGACACGGGGCAATGGTCTCATTCGTCCATGTCCCGGCCTCTTTCCTTTCTGCGGCCCACCGGCACAACTCCCCCTTCACCGTCTCATGCTTGAAGCAAGGGAAGTAAGGACATGCCGTCTTCACATCAAAGCTGTGTGTGTGTACGTAGTATTGCGTTCTGCTTGCCGTTGAGAATGCCCCGTAAACTCCCACCGCAGGCAAGCCGACACCCTCCCGGAAATGTATAGCCGCTGTGTCAGTGCTCACAATCAGGTCAAAGGCAAGTAAATCCTTCAGGAACCTGTCAAAGTCATTGCTGTGTGGGATGATGGTGATGTCTGCATTGATGGCAACCAGCACGTTCTTGTCGTTCTCCGTCAGATTCCTTTCATGCACATAAACCCTGGCATCAGGATAGGTCCTGCGGATCGGTATGTAAAAATCCTCAATCCCGCTGCTGCGTATCTGACAGCTTGCCCTGTGGCAGATTAATATACCGCTTCCGGTCTTCTTCTGAGGGATCAGCACGGGCCGGCACATATCGTTTGTCGGTTCAACACCGAGCCTGTTAAAGTATGCCCTTATCCAGTTGTCTGCCCCCGCCTCATTCGCTGCAAACTCCAAGGGGATGCGGTGCAGATTCCTGTACTTGGTCATCAGACTGCCAAAGGTGAAGTCGTTGACTATCGGCTCATGGAAGTGTTTTAGAAATAGTTTCCTGTGACTGAAATACTTAAACAGTGGCCAGAAGTACGGATTCATGTGGACAGTGATGGTGGCTGTGCTCAGGTACTCAGTGATGGCTGAGAACACCACAGCGTCACCGATACCCTGCGGAAGGTGGGTGAATGCCACCCTGGTCTTGTCCGCACGGGCCGCATCAAACAGATCGCTCAGGGGATATATCCTTCCACGCCCCTCGGTGATCATCTGCCGGGTGATGTCGGCAGGCAAAACAGCCAGGGAGTTCTTCGGATAATGGTACCTGTATGCCCCCTTCAGCATCGCTCCATTCTTGTTGAAGTGTGTTGCAAACAGTTTCATTTGGCCGGGAATAGCTTGTTGATCATTATCCCCTCAAGGTGTCCATACATGCCACGCACATCTGCAACGTCCTCCCTGACACACTCGACAATACCATAGCAGGGCTCGCTGTCATCATCAAACCACATCACCCGGACACCGGGGCTGATGTGTTTGCGAAATACACTGAGACGGTGGTGCCCGAAAAACACCATCCCGATCAGGGCTAAGAAAATCACACACGGAATAATTAAATAGGTCATATTCAAAATATTGGGGTTTGTATTACTTCTTTTTCGGAATGTTCAGTGAAATGTGTGGTATCCCGGTTAAAGTGGGCCAGTCCATCCAGCACACCCACGTTGCGGCCCTTCACCAGGTCAATCATGGCGAGTCCGCCCGTGCTGTATTCCGTGCCGTGGAAGTCAATCATCTCTATGCCGTAAACCTCCGGTCGGTAAACCAACAGTATAACATCGGCAGCCTCCTCAATCTGTCCACTGTCACGCAGATGATGAAGGGCCGGACGCTGGTCTTTCTCCGATGTGCGGTGCAGTTGACTGATCAGGATAATGGGAATATTGAGCTCTTTGGCGAGGTTCTTAAATTGCCTGGCAGCCTTGGCCATATCCTGCTCACGGCTGATCTTCTCCCCGGTGGTCGTTAATTGCAGGTAATCCACAATGGCCAGTGACAAACCCTGATGTAACTTTAACAACCTGATGGTATTCATGATCTCTGACACCTTCGCCGTGACGCCCTGTGGAAGAAAGATGCCTTTGGTGATAATATCACCGATCCGGCTGTTGAGGGCGTCAATGTCCCGCATATCCAGTTTGTTATACAGTATATCCTTTGCCGGGACATCGCTTGCAAAGGACATCAGGCGGGCGGTGATCTGAATGTCGGTCATCTCCAGTGACCAGATACCTACGTTGTGCCCTGTCATGGCGGCTGTGTAAGCACATGACAGTGCCATTGAAGTCTTCCCCTGTGAAGTGCGCCCGGCAATCACCACCAGATCGCCCCCGTGCATTCCACCCGTGAAGTTGTCAAGCCACTTCAGTCCGTATGGGATCCCGGTCAGTTTGTTGCCGGATGCGTTGAGGTCTATCTGCCTGAATACGTCCTTCACTGTATCCAGCAGGGTAAGAAAGGATACCGTTCCGCCTGATCGTATCTCTTTCAGACCATCCTCAAGGATAGTGAGCAGTTCATCCCCGTCACTGTTTTTACTCGCAATAATAAAGGATGCAAGACGGTTGACTGATTGCCTGATATAGTGCTGATGAAGTGAATCAATTAGGGCCTCCACATCGGCAAACCACTCACACGAAGCAACCAACTGGGATAACACCTCCGCAGACATACCCACCTTGGAAGCGATGGTGAATACATCGGTTTTACCTCCCTCATCCATCTGTTGTTTGTAGGCCCGGAATATGCTTCTGTGATGGCTCTCATCACTGAACAGGTTTTCATGCAGTTCCTTGTTGTGTTCAAGGTACACGGCCCTGTCGTTCAGTATGTAGGCCAAGAGTGTTTGTTCTGCCTTCAGTATGTCTGTTGTTGCTATCATCTTATCCTCACGATCTTTGGTGCGCCTGTTTCGGTGGTTTCTTCCTTTTTGTTTCTTGATAGCCATGCCACCCAGTTGGAAAAGCGGCGGCGGTACTCTGCCAGGGGCTTGCCCCAGTCGTCCTGTGCTTCAATGTGGTTTATGAAGTCCGGGATCAGTCTTAAAAGCTGTGGGATAGATGTGATCTTTCCGTTTGATACCCTGGTGACGGCAAGGTGCCAGCTTTCGGGGCCGAGCCTGAGTTGTTCGGAGAGTTTGTCTTTATCTTTTTGAAAAAATACGAGAGATTTATCATTCAAGGTAGGTACCGGTGTTTCTGTGGGGGGGGGCGGAAACTCCCTCACGTGCGTGTGCGTGCGCTGTATTACTAAAGAGCTATCTTGATCTCTCTCTTGTTCTTTACTATAATCTCCTTTCCCTTCCTTTCCCTTCCGGGGGTGAGCGGTCGTCGAATGGTCGTCGAATGGTCGTCGAATGGTCGTCGAATTTTCAGAATATCCGGGATATTTTGTTGATTTTTTCTCAATTTTTTGGTGATGCCATCCGGTCACATGCAGGTATTGTTCTGTTCCTGATTGATAGCATATTAACAGCTTTGCCTTAATAAGTTCATTTAACAGTTCTTCGATGTAATCACCACCAAAATTATCACCAGGGAAAACCTGCATTTTTATCTGCTTTGGATGGTATGGAATATTGCCTGCGTCGTCGCAAAAATTCCACATACCGATGAACAGTAGTCGAGCGGTCGTCGAACATTCGACGACTTGTGCCGAAGTCCAAAACTCTGGTTTTATGGTTCTAATTCTGGCCATACTTTCTGTGAAGTTGATGAAGTTCAGCGATGAAGTCTTTGCTCTGGGCAATGGATTGATTCAGGGTGTGCCTTACGATTGCACTTAGCGGGGCCTTGAGGGTGTTGTTATTGATGTAGATGATCTGGTGTTCTATCTCGATGATCTTGGCACACAGGTCAGCAATAGCCTTCCTCCGCTCGGAAGCGTCTTGATTCATTGGCATGAAATTTTGGAAATTGTGAAAAGAAAAACCCCTCCCGGAGTCCGACTGCTTGATGCCAGTAATGACACGGGAGTAGCAACACACCCTTACAGCCGGAACCCCGGAAGGGGCCCAATACGTTCTGCTATTATAAGCACAAAATGTAATTACTGGCATGAAAGAGTGTGTTGCTGGGTGCAAATATACGACACTTTTTGCCGTTTCCGACAAATCAGTGTAAATATTTTTTTGCACCCCTGTATTAAGCATTTATCAACGTCTTATGAAATATTTTATAAAGTTATTTTTGCCTCTTTTTCCAGCTCCCTGACCGTGAAAATTTCACTATCACATATCGGACAGACGTGTATGGGTTTTAATGGCCTGCCGTCCTCATATTTGATACCAGGTTTTGGCCTCACCATCTTCTCACACCATATGCAGCGAATCCTTTTCATTGCCCATATCTCCCCTGATTTATTCCCACTTGTGCCCTGCGATCTTCACGGGCAGTTGCCAGTACGCTGCGGCACCAGTCAAGCTGATGGGTGGCCGTCCGGTTCAACCTCTCGATCATGTCATACAGATGGTGCTCACGCCTGCACGCACTGTCAACAATAGCATTGACGGCCTTCGTGCTGATGTTCGGAATGGCTTTCGATGCCTCAACCAACTGCTTTATCAATCCCGTCTGCAAGGCTTCATTCAGGCGGTACTTTGCATCTGCCTTCATCTTTCCGGTGCGTGCAACCCAGGCTGAAAGGTCATTGCCCCTTATCAGTGCTTCCTCGGCCTGCTCGCTCATGGTTGTCTCCAGATACGCCTGAAGCTGCATGGCTTCCTGCTCAAGTTCTTCTATAGTGGCTATCAGCATATCAATGGAATTATTTTGAATTATACCAATCCATTAATTTTTTATTGGTTCGTTCATTAATCTCCTCCAAACTCCTCATAAAGTTTAAATACAGCTCATGTTCCTTCTCTTTGGATAAAAAACTTTCCGGCCACATTTTCTCTAAAAATATAAGATCAGGATAATCATATTCTCTTGTATCATCAAAACAGCTTCCTGAGACATAGCCATAACGAGTAAAGTAATAGATGGGTAAAAAAGCATCTGAATCAAAAAAATACAAACACCAAACACCATCGGTATTTTTGGCAACAACACCCTCGTGTTTTTCATAGGTATCACCGAAACCAAGAAATTTATCACAACGAAAAGAGAACAAATCACCTTCGTGGATTTTCTTATCATACCTATCATAAAAACCAGTAAATATTCGCTCTTTCATACCATCTCCTCCTCCATCGCAAACACCTTCTTGTCCGTAATATCCAACACCCTGGCCTGCAGAAACTCAATGAAACGCTCCACTATGGCAACGAGCCGGGGAACATCCCTGTCGGCCCGGTAGAAATACTCCTCCCGGTACACATTCGAGAAGTCGGTCACGGTGTACTCAAAGGTGTCAACGTCCACACCATTCGCAACCAAACAATAGGGATAAACCACATGCTGCCACGCATGAAGAAACTTTGGAAACTCATATCTCCCGGTGGTCTTGATGTCATACACAACACCACCCAGAAGCTCATCAATGAACCCATACAACAATACATCTCCGTATCTTGTGGGTAAGACCCCCTCGCAATAAACCTGTGACACGGCCCCCTTAAATTTGCAGACCATTTCATTGATGATGCTGGTCTTAAACTCAAAGACATATTGTTCTCCGGTGCGGGATGTGTGCGGGTGTGAAATGACACCACTGTCACTTGACAACAGCAGATTCTCCTTTATACACTGATCAACAAGGTTGTTAAAGGCTGTTCCCTTTTCGGCTGCCTCATTCTCATAGGGCACCCGGTTGATCTTATCCAGAAGTTCCTGCACAGCCTCTTCCGAGTCGCTGTGCAGGTACCTCTGAAAAGCATCCAGCAGGGTTGCGTAAATCTTATATTGTACCATCATTGTCAGGAAAAAGGTCATTGGGATCATCTGATGTCACTGCAACTGGCTCCGGGGCCGGGGCTTTCTTTGCCGATGGCTTCGGGGCCTCCCCCTCATACTTCTTGGTCATGGTGTTCAGCTTCAATCCAATGAATGTGGCCTTCTGCTTCAGCATCATGGCGGCCTGCAACTTTGAGTCCCACACATGGTTAATACCACCCACCCAGTCAATGAATTGGTTTGCGGACGTGGCATCGGTAACCCCTGTGAGGTTCTCCTCCACCAATAACATCAAATCCTGGTAGTCGATTACGGTCTGCCTCTTGCTCTCAAGGGCAGAGTTGTATTTCTCGATCACACGGATAAGAAACTCATTGCGGCTGTCCTTCAGTTCCGGCACATCCATCACCCCGTCCAGGTTGCAGGAGTTCTTGCCGTAGTACTTCTCGCAGGGATCGAAGCTGATGGTGCGCTTGCGACCGATTGCTTCCATGTACCCCACCAGGTCAAGTTCCTTGATCAGGTCACCGGCGGAAGACCCGCCAATCTCCGGGCGGATGATCTTGTCGTCCCCGTTGCGCTCCTCCCGGTCATGGGCCACAAAGACGATGTGTTTGCCCATAATGCTGATACGCTTGAGAAATCCGACAAATTCAGATTTCCTTTCACCGTATCCCTGCAGGGTGAGTGCCCCGTTGCTTTTGCCGAGTTTGGGATTCTTGCTGATAAGGTACAGTGCCATGTAGTCCAGCATCTTCCCGGCGGTGTCAATCACCAGGGTTTTGTAGGCTGACAGGTTTTCATTCAGCACATCGAGGCAGTCCTGCCATGACCTGATCTGCACGGTGTCTGTCTGATGCATTGGATTAACTCTGTGTACACCTCCATCGAAGTCGAGCAGCAGGGGTGATGGGGCGGACAGGGCGAGTGTTGACTTGCCAAGTCCGGGCTGGCCGTACACCAGCATCTTGATTGTTGTCGGAGTGTCTAACTCCGAGGGCTTTTTGATAAGTGTCATTGTTGCGTTGTTTATTGGTTAATAAAAGGTTTACTGTCAAAAAGAGCACGCTGGCTGTTTGTTCCTGTATTCCTGTCGGCTGACAGCCAGGGGTGAGACCGGAACGCATCTCTCCACTCGTGCTCTTTGTGGCCGGGGCAGGAGTCGAACCTGCATACAGGCGGAGACCAACGTGGTTACGGCGTTTTTTCTACCTGCGTCCTTTTGTCACCCGGCTAAAGAAACTATCATTCACTCAAAGAACTTACTTTTGTTGCGGGGCCGGGACTTGAACCCGGAACTCAGGATTATGAGACCTGTGTTTTACCATTGAACTACCCCGCTGTGTTGCCGGTCTTTCCCGGCTGTCTTTTGGGCCACCTGGGTGTATGGGATGGGAATTATCAAACCACCCCACCGGGAGGATTTACCCGGCCTTCTTGCGTGAAAATTCACTCACCCCTGCACGAGGGGAGACCCGACTACGTTGTTCCCTCAATCCCGCCAATACCTCTTCACTCCGGAACAGAATCTTCTTGCCTGTGCGATAGGTTGGAAAGCGGCCTGAGTTGCTCAGGCTTTGAGCCGTGGCCAACGAAACCCCTAAAAAGTTGGCCAACTCCCGGATACCCCTGATCTGCTTATTGTCCTCCGGAATCACAGACTCGGCCTCTCTGTCCAGAGCAAGCATCAGAAGCCGCTCCAACCTGTCAAATCTTGACATTATTTGATCAAACTCACTCATATAGCTCATTTGCTGTTGCCACGAAGCGGGATAGAGAGACCTTTCCCACTCCGTTGCAATAAGGACACTCTACTTTTTCTTGCCTTACCCGTCCACCTCTCTTTGAGAAGATGATGATATGACCAGTGCCTTTGCACGGATGACACCTGAGTAATGACTCATGTGATTTTTGGCTCATAAGATGTTGTTTTGATATGCGAATGCCACCACTCCGTTCTTACTGGCTGCCCCGGTCTTCCGCTCGATGTTGCGGATATGTACGGCAACAGTCTCCGTACATATGCCGAGATGATCAGCAATCTGTTTGTTTGGCATATCCTGTGCCACCAGCTTGACAACTTCGATCTCCCGAAGGGTAAGCCCGGCAGGAAGCTTACAGATGCACCCCTCAAACAGGCACTTCCCCCTGAGTCCGCAGTCCCAATATTCCGGCACGGTCACCCCTTCGGGTGTCCAGTCGGCCCGCTTGTCGAAATCCCCATATCTGCAATAGATGAACTGAATCACCTGTTCAATGGGATCTGATGTGAGCTGTTCGATGGCCTGCAGGGCCTCCTTGTCGGACTCCAGGAGTCCCCGGAAGGCCTGCAGGGTGTCGATGCTGTCCACCACATTGATTACTTTGCCGTCTCTGATCACCTTAGCTTCTCCGTTGACGTAGAATGCCTCAAGGTTGTTGCCGATCAGTCCGGCCGGTGTTGTTTGTGCTTCCATCTTTCTGTTATTTAAGGTCACGGGCGGCCTTGGCCATAGCCAGGATCACCACCAGTCCGGTGATGCCCGCCCCGACAATTAAGCCGATTGCAATTCCCAGTATCAACATACGTTCTCGGTTTTTTTGGCTGTCTCCACCATGAGCATAGTGGGAATGCCGGTTTCTCTTTCGATATATTCCAACATCTTATCTTCCACCAACCGGGGATCATTCCGGTAAAGTGCCGCCTCCAGGGTTCTCTTGTCCCGGATTCCCATTCTGTACATGACCCCAGCCCGCAGGGAGACCATCTCCCAGACGATCCGTTTTAGTTTCTTTTTGAGTACTACCATATTTATATAGTATCTTGTTTGACAATCATTTTTTCTGCCCAATCAAGCAATTCGCTTTTTGAAAAGATGAGGTATTGTCCCCACTTATACCTGGGTACTTTTTTTGCTGCCGAAAGATTGTAGAGTCTTTTTGTTGTCACCGGATAGCCATTTTCCTGTAGAAACGTAGTGGCCCTTCTGATTGCCACCCAGTCCTTGGGGCGACTGTTACACTTTTGTGGTATTGCTTTCGCTCTCATTGTTGTGTATATTTGCATCATTATTACAGCGCAAAGATAAAGTAATTTAATGACGTTTGTCAAGTGTTTACGAAACATTTTTGTGTTTTTATGTCAATTTATAATGATTCTAAATACCGAAATAGGAACCAGGCTTAGGGAATTAAGGAAACGGCACGGATTAACTCAAAAGCAAATGGCAGAAAGGGTTGGTCTAAAAACCCATTCTGCATGGAGCATGCTTGAGTCTGGTAAAAATATGATTACACCCTCTTTGTTGATGTTACTCGAAAAGTCATTTAATGTCAGACCTGAATGGATACAACATGGGACGGGAACAATGTATGGGTCTCAAACGTATTCTGGGGAGCAACAATCCGTCCCTCATCTGTGTGAATCCACACAACAATATCAAAGCACAAACAAATCAACCGATGATCGGATAGCTAACCTTGAGGATGAAATCAGGTATTTAAAACAAGTTGTTTATAGAATGGGGAGACAGATTGATGATATCGAGGCAGATATTCGTACTTTTGAAAGCCAAGACCTCTTGAAAAAAAAGTCAGAGTAATTAACATGTTTAAATATATTGATATAAACAAATACTAACCACTATGATTACATTTGTTGTTATTCTGATTATCTCTATTGTGTTTTTGACCCTATTTGTGCTGGCAAATGCGACCAAAAACAGCACCAATCTTATTGATGGATCCACTGATGTGTCTGGAAGATTATTGGATGGGGATAACGTCAAAGTGTTTCAATTAGATGGAGTTGACCACTATCAAATTAAAACGGAAAAATTCGCCTTCTTTCACGATATCAAAGATGACCATCAGAAAATTATTGAACTATTCAGTATTGTCCCCAATCCCTCTCTAAGTGGATATGGATATATCCCAGTAGATGTTTTCAATGATGTTCACGCAAAACATATTGAATCAAGAAAAGCATACGAAACCACCAACATAGCAACTAAATATGAAACTATACATCAAACCAAGAGGGTGTGTTGCCCCAAGTGTGGGTCAGATCAAATTGTTGCTCAAAAAAAGGGATTTGGTGTCGGAAAGGCCGCTGTGGGGGCTATCTTGGTTGGTGGGATTGGCCTTGCGGCCGGTGCAATAGGAAGCAAGAAAATATATCTTGTCTGTATGAGTTGCGGTCATAGATTTAACCCGGGTAATAACTAAAATAACCATGCAATCTGCCCGGTCGCAGGAGGTTATACAACGGTTCTGGATGGCATTTCGCTATCTCAGGGCTCTCGATCAGATCAAGTCGTTTGCCGACTTCTGCCGGAAACACGGATTCGACCGGAGAAACTTTGCCCGGTTGCAAGCAGAGCCGCAAAGAGAATTTCCGGTCGAGCTCCTGCAAATACTGGTCACTCAATACCATATCTCAGCAGATTACCTGCTCAAAAATAAAGGTGACATGGTGGACAGATCAGCCGAGGTTAGAAACATTTTTGTCCGCTATCCTGTCAGCAGTAATTAA